TCCAGTGAAATTCTCCCATCTTTTAATTATTACATCGCAGTATTTTGGGTCGAGTTCAACAAGACGAGCTTGTCTTTGTATTCTTTCTGCAGCGATCAAAGTTGTGCCAGAGCCACCGAAGGTGTCGAGAACGATATGGTTCGGCTTTGTTGAGTTTGACATTTGATATTGGATGAGGTCGACAGGTTTCATTGTTGGGTGTTCTTTGTTTTTGCTTGGCTTGTCGAAGTTCATCACGGTTGTTTGTTTGCGATCTGCATTCCAAAAGTGGGAGGCACCTTTTTTCCAACCATAAAGGCAAGGTTCGTGCTGCCAGTGATAATCTTGGCGACCCATAACCATTGAGGATTTGACCCATATAAGGCATTGTCTTATTTGCAAGTTGGCATCTTTTGCAGCACCTCGGAAGTTATAACCTTCTGAGTCTGCATGCCAGATATAAAAGGAAGCACCGTCATTAAGATAATGATGAGCAACCGTATATGCCGAAGCCAAAAACTGTCGGAACTCTGCATCAGATTGATTATCGTTTTGTATTTTTAATTTATCTGCTGTTGCCCCTTCGTAGTTCACATTGTAAGGAGGATCAGTCAACCAAAGATCTGCGAGATCATTTTCCATCAAAGGTTGGAGTTGGTTTTGATCGGTTGAGTCTCCGCATAGTAATTTATGGTTTCCAAGTTTCCAAACCTCTCCAAACTGAACGGTTGGTTCTTCAGGAGTTTCAGGAACCTCATCTGGATCTGTTAAACCTTCGGTTGGAATAATATCTGGTTCACCAAGTATTTCTGCAAGGTCCTCTTTTGTAAACCACGGGTCAATATCGTGATCTTCTGAAAGCTGATGCAACATTTCTTTATCCCACTCGGATAAGTCGGAGGTTCTATTATCAGCTAAAGCAAGACCGACTTTTTGATCTTCGGAGAGTCCTTTTCTTTTTACAGCAATAATTTCATCACCTTCGGTTTCGATCACTCTGACGTTTTTTATACCAGCTGCTCTTGCCCCAGCGATTGTTCCATTGCCAGCAAGGATTCGATTCTCTTCGTCAATAACAATTGAACGACCAGCACCATATTTTTGTAACGATTCTTTTATCAAAGCGGAAGAACGATCAGTTCTTTTTCTTGCGTTTTTGTGGTCGTTTTTGAGTTCGTTAATTTTCATGCTGCGTTTTTGAATTGATTATATTTTTTGATGTGGTTATTGACAACGGCAGTTGGGCATACTATTTGACCCATTTTTTGAAGGTCAAACTTAAAATCGTTGTAAATTTCATGAAAAGCATAAAAAAGATCAGTTACTAAGTTCTCCCCATATAGGTGTGGGTTCTTACCATGCAAATGAAAAAACCAACGAATCATGTCGTTGGCAGAGCATACTTCAATTAAATTTATTGAATAAAGCGGTTCATCGTGGTCCCAAATGCCAAAATGACAGTCGGGCATCAAATCAAGAGAGTAAGTTTCCTCGTTTAGATACCAGTCACCCCAATTCATGTGAACAGGCCAGTTATAACTCATTAAGTTTGCAAGAGGCACAGGATAAGGGTTTTGCTTAGAAAA